ACACTTGTCGATTTCAACAAACTTCTTCATATCGATCTCAGGAATTTTCTTTGTTGTTTGTTTGATAGACTCTTCGAGAGATGCAATATCCGACTTACACTTGTCGATTTCAGCAAACTTCTTCATATCGATCTCAGGAATTTTCTTTGTTGTTTGTTTGATAGACTCTTCGAGAGATGCAATATCCGACTTGAATTTATCAATATCATTGTTTGAAAATTTCTCAAATGATTCAACTATGTCCAGTTTATACTTGTCGATTTCAGAAAATTTTACCGTTGCATCTTCAATATGTAATTTTATATTTTCAACGGATAATTGGTTTACTTTACTTAATAAATTATTGATAATTAATTCTATAGAAGCGACTCTTGAACTAAGACAACCTATATTGTTTTCAATTCTGAACATTTATTACCTGGTTTAACATGATATTAATATGATATGGTTCCAAAGGTTAAATATATCCAAATTTTAAAAATTGATTTTTCTGAAAAAAATTCCTTAAATAAATAAATATAAGATGTTTTTAACAATATTAGCAGTTATAGCTATTGTACTATTGATGGTTAAAAGATCCATGATAAAAAATTATTTACATCATGGATCTTTTTACCCGGAAGTAAAATTGACCATGGAAAGAACAAACTTTAAACCATTTGAATATCCACAATGCTATGAAAAATGGGATGTTCACGAACACGCACATTGGTCTTTTAAAGAACTAAATATGCAAGATGATGTGAACGATTGGATTAATAAGCTTAATGAGTCGGAGAAGACGTTTTTAATTCAAATACTGAGATATTTTACTCAGGGAGATGTCGATGTTGCAGCTGGGTATGTGGACTATCTCCAAATTTTCAAACAACCAGAAGTAAGAATGATGTTGTTTGGCTTTGGTGCTCGAGAAGCTATGCATATTGCTAGTTACTCTCATCTGATCACAACATTAAATTTGCCCGATGTCACCTATCAAGAATTTATGAAGTTTAAGGCAATGAAAGACAAACACGAATTTGTGTTCAATAAAAGATTTACCTCTAATCCAATCACAAGATTTTTCAAATTTTTAATCTTTGGATATGATGAGAAACTTGAAGAAATTGCTACAAAAATTGCTTTATTTTCGGCTTTCATAGAAGGAGTACAATTGTTTTCTTCATTCATTATGCTTCTAAATTTTACACGACATGGACTTATGAAGAAAATGGGCCAAATTATACAGTGGTCCATTGCAGATGAAACGCACCACACAAATTCAATGATGCAATTGTATTGCACTTTGGTAGACGAAAATAAGAAATATATCAGGTTAGATGTGTTGAAAGACAGAGTTTACTGGACGGCTAACAGGATAGTTGAGTTGGAAGACAGTTTTATTGATCTTGCATTTGAGTTTGGTGACATGCGAGACTTGACCAAAGATGACGTTAAAAAGTATATTAGATATATTACAGATAGACGTCTAACAACAATGGGATATAATGGAATATATAACATAAAAGAAAATCCGCTAGAATGGGTTGAAGATATCCTTAATGCTCCAACCCATACCAACTTTTTCGAAAACAAGCCAACTGAATACGCTAAAGCCAGTCTAACTGGTGAATGGCCTTGGTAACTTTCTGAAGACATGTCAAATGATGATAAAAAATATTTTTAGATTTTTAATGGTTTTATGAACTATTAAAAATCCACTTTTTGAAAATAATCAAATATGCATTGCAACCGTGGGTTACCCCATAGGAAAAATTAGAATTTTTATTTTTATGCTTTAATCAAGCATAAAAATAAGTAGTGGATAGTAACCACTTTTTCAAATTTAATGGTTATTTTGAGCATTAACATAGAAGTTATTTCTTTTTTTCTTCAAACTTCACTTGTAACTGATCCGCTCTGAGAGCATAAAAGAAGACAAAAATTGCCTATAATAAATAATATGGACTCAAATTTAACCATAATCATATTTTTAATTGGACTCTTCATAATGTGGACTTTTTGGTCCATTAACAAGAAGACTCCGACAATGGACGATATTCTTGTTCAAAGTTATTCAGGTAAATCAAGTTACAAACAAAGGTTGGTTTTAGTCATTGAATCGTACAATACAATTGAAGATCTTTTAACCTTAATTCGAAACATTTTAAAACAAGATATAAAGGTCGATTCCCTCGTACTTATATCTCCCAATGAAAATTTAAATAGGGTTAAACTTATCCAGGATACATGTGTCCTAAATAAAATGGGTGGTCTATCATTTTTATTAAAAGAAAGTAATAACAACACCATAATTTTATTTGTTTTTCCAGACAGTTTTAATGCTTTCTCTAATCCACATTTTTTAAATACTTATTTAAAAACAGATGGTAAAGTTAATGGTCTTATTCGAGTGAAAACTAATTCAGTCAGTGTTGAACCAAGCAAAGTATACGAACCAGTTTAATGGTTTAAAACCTTTATATTGTGACTTTTTCGGCTGTTCTGAGCAAACTCATCATTGATGACTTCGCTTCAAACAAAAGTTTATAATGTTGTGGTATGTTATAACCTCTATCTTTTAAAAAGAACAGTATGTAATTTTTGCATACCGAAAAAACTTTATCTTCCTCGCTTAACCCATTCCTCCGAAAGGACTAATTTAGCCTTTAAAACTTTTGAATTGTATTGCGTTGTCTTCTAACTTTAAGAGATATAAATGTAACAAAAATTGAATTTTATCAATCAAAAAAATATAAAAATAAACATGGCTTCTAAACACCAAGAAAAATATCAAAAAATCGATCTATCAAACGTTGATAGAAAGAAGATTAAAAATAACCACGGAGTTGAAACTAATGAAAAAATAAAAATTTATGATGAAATTAAGCATGTTAAAGAGTTGTGGACATTTCCACATAATATTAACCATAACATTGCTAACATACGTTGTCATTGGGACCATCATACATTTGAAGGGATTGGAATATTTTGTCCATTGTCGTATAGACCCAAACAAGTTGCTAAGATTGGACAAAATGAGATAAAAATACGTTCAACAGGTGGAGTGTCTGATTCAAACATCAACAGTTTTATGATCAAAGAAAATGTTCCAAAATGTAAGGATGTTTCTACCAATAAAAATTTAATCGAAATTACAGATGCTTACTATGAGGTTGATGGTGTATTTTGTTCTCCTGAATGTTGTTTGGCCTTTATCAATGATGAGAAAACAAAGGTTGGTGGATCCAAGTACTCTGACTCAGAAAGATCATTACATTTTATGCTTGGATTAACTTCAAGAATTTCACCTGCTAACAATTTTAGACTTTTGAAAGATTACGGAGGTAATTTAACCATTGAACAATTCCGTAAAAATAATAAGAGCATTAAATATGAATATTGTGGTACGACTGTCCTTATCTCTCATTTATTTGAAAAGAAGATTAATTTATCTACTGATTAGATTAATTTTATTTTATGCTTAGAACAAGCATTTGTTCAATAAAGCTTCTGTCAAACTCAAGTGTGGGCATACTTTGGTTTGTCAAAAATGTTACAATATTATGGGCATTAGAAGTATAAAAACTTGTCCAGTCTTTATGTTAATTTTTTAAATCAACAATAATTTTAAAGGTATACTTACCTTTAAAATTTTTAAATAAATGGATTGGTTTTATCACATTCCAGAAAAATGAATTATAAACGCAAAAAATTATGGTTTAAATAAGACTATATGATGGAAATGTTAAAAAAATTTACTTTGGTCAAGTTACGCCATTTAGCAGTCTATATGCCAGAATTTCAAGAATGTACTTTCATAACACTTGTACAACCAACACTTGTACAACCAACACTTGTTACCCTCGAATGATGGCCAATAAAATTTGTGTATACTTTCTGTCATACACGTATTGATAACAAATGTACCACTTGTCGTGCTCCATTCACCAATTTTTCTAAAGTACGTATAATAAATTTTATTTCCAACCACTACTTGCCAAAAATAGTCAAACATGGTCATTGTAAATTTAATCTCGAGTAGCAGATGGACCCTTCATTCTACCTTCGCTAGTGGTCGAAGTGGTTCGTCTAGTCTTAGGTATGAAAGTTAATGGAGAACTTCCTCCGCTTGCAAATCCACTACTACTGGTTGTTCTACCACCACCGTCAGAAGTAGATTTATATCTTGTTTGTTGTGATTCATATGCACCATTAACGTTATTGTACATTTGAAGTAGGTTAACATTAGTCTTCTTTGCGATAATTTTTGATACAATGAATATTGTTGTTTGAAAGAGAACAAGAGCCATTAATCGTATCTCGACCGGCCATTTACTAATGGATGCGGGAACGTAAGATTTTTCACCCAACTCGATTAAAAGTTTTTCATACTTGGTCATATATAATGTTTGTTGTTGAGTGTAACCTTCCATATCAAAACCGACTTTACCAAGTACAATTTCACATGCCATGAAACCCATCATCAGGTATGATTTATATGTTTCAACGGTAGAATCTATGGCCAAATTCTTCATAGTTGAATCATATGTTCTCTTCATATTTTCATGGTTGCTCATCATATCAAAATGTGGTATTTCAGCTTTAGGGTAGGTTTTTCTCAAACGTTTAAATTTGAACAACAACTCTCTTTTCTTATCATCTTCATCCTTGGCATCCTCATAATCCGTAAAAGTGTTAACATTGGCCTTGTTTTCACCAAAAGTTTTTTTTATTTCTTTTAATGGAGGAGGGGGAGGCTGTTCAGTTGATTCTTTTGACTCTTCTCGAATTTCTTCTCTTTTTCTACCACCTTGTGGTCCATCTTTTGTCTTCTTTGAATTGTTATAATAAGAAGAAATTATGGATTTCTTAACCTTACGATATGTATTGGAAGTAGATTCAACTTGAGGTGAACTACTTATAGGTCTTGTAATTTTTTTCTTTATTACAGGTGATGGTTCCATTGAGTCGGAAGATTCCCAATTAAATGTTCCCCTAGATCTATTGTTTAATGGTTGGGGTTTATCGTCAGAATATATTAATGGTCGTTCATCTCCATTTTCCTTAGAAACTGAAGTTATTCTGGGTATGGCTTTAAATCCTCCAGTAAAAGAATCTTCGCTAGAAACAACAGGTTCATAATGATGTATATATTTTTCCGATGCCAAGGTTGGATTAACCTTTTTTTTATTTATCAATAATTCCAGGTATAATTCAGGCATTTTGGAAAATTTTGGTCTGATTTTGGTTAGACCAAACTCATGTTCGACTTTTGTCACTGTATATGTATTATTCTTTGGAGGCATCTTTATTATACCATAAATGACATATATAGCTGCGAACCCTAAAGAAAATGATATAATAAAGATGTCTCAAACCATAAACGGTAATGTACCAGTAGCTTCAATGCCTCCTTGGGTAATGAATATCGCATTGCCCTACGGGCATGTGACGTCCCACGATCAAAGATCATGGGATATTGTTCACCCAGTTGACTCTTTTGAGTCAGAGATAGGAAATAAATTAGGGCCATACCCCCATTATCCTGGACCAATCCATAATTTAGGTGGTCTTCACATACACTTGCCCGAAGGGCAAGGTATGAAGTCCGACTTTGTCGGTCATAGTATCGGATCACATTGCAGAATTCCGGGTGTTCAACCATTCGTTCAGTCAATTTTACGTCCTCAAACGTGTATGCCACACTGTTTGACCAAACATTGTTATGAATATGGTAATACTCGATTTCCTCCAAATTGTGAATGTAATGATAAATATGATTGCAAGTCATACGGCAAATGTTACAACGATTCGAGGTGTAAACTGAAAGAATCATTTGGTGGTTGCCAACCAACTGGATGTCATGAAACCTCAACTCAAGAAGCATGTAGAATGGCAGGATGGGCAAAGTCAAGTTGCGGAGGAAATTGTTCACCAACTTGTGGTACGTGCAATCATAACTCAAATGTTATAAATTATTAATTTTAATGCTTGTTGAAAGCATTAAAATAGTTTGTTAATTTTATGTTAGGTTTGTATTGTGGTATGATCTCTTTCAACCATCTCCAAGCTTCAATCTTATTAAAGTTTATATCTACCTTGGAGAATAAATCTGTTCTCTTAATCTCTTTTGTGTTTGGGTTCAAGGTATCTAAGTATACCTTAATTTTATGTTTGAATTGATCCTCAATAGAGTCTTCGATAGTTGTATTGGTTGGTATACCGTCTACTATACGAGTTATAGTAGCAGATGTACCTTGATATGGAGGTGGTATAACGGGTCTAAGTTGGTGTCGATTAAGGTTACCGATAAGCACATCTAACTCTATGTTAAATTTTTCAATCTCGTCCTCGTAGTGGTCACATATCCACTCGACATATCGTCTTAGATCACTATAGTGCAACACGTATATCTCCTTGTTCTTACGTTCTCTAAATCGTCCCAAGACGTCTTCAATCCGCTTCTCTGCTGCCTTAAAATTAGCTACCTTGAATAGGTCTGAATAGTACCACATATCATCAACACTGCTTCTACCATTATAACCTGAAAATCTAGGTTTAAGTTTATCCATACTTTCTACTCCACCAACTTTAAATCTATTGTGACCAGCATAAGCCTTTGAAGTTGAAATATAAATTCTTTCATCCAAAGGTCTCTTTTGATCATTAATAGCCAACTCTTTGAGAATAAGTGAATATTGTCGTTGTTCTTCGGCTTCTTTCTCTGCTTTTTCTGCACGTTGTTTTTCTTGTTGTAGTTGTCTTTGTAGTTCTTCTTGTTCTTTTAACAAGTCTTCTTCAGATTTTTCTTTTATGGCCAATCGTTCCATTGCTTGAGATAATTCATCTTCTTTTGATTTAAGGGCATTTTTAAGCTCAAATTTACCAGTTTTTCTTATGGTTGGAAGAACCTCTTTAAATATCCATTTTTGAAATTTTTTAGCCACAGGTAATTGACAATTAAAAATAAGACGATAAAGACCTTCTTCATTGATATATATCATTTGAAGTTCATTATAACTTAACTTGGGCTGTCCCAGATTGGGATACCCCAAAGTAGTTAATGTATATTTACATTCCTCTGGTACATGAGTCCTTAGAGCTTTATGATAATTTGAATACCCTAAAATTGTACAAGCATCTTTTCCACAAAAATTATATTCATTATTATTGGAATAAATTTTAATATTTTTACTCTCAAATACTTGAGATAGTACATCAATTGTATTTTCCATATTTTCGTATTTTATTACCTTAAATTTTACAAAAGGGTCTTGCCCTTTTGTCGTCTGGCCCTACGGGCCGAGGTAATCAATTTTCTGTATTTTCTCCTCAAAAATATTTGATTTAATGGTATTTTGTACCATTAAATCAATAAAAGTTTGGATTTAACCTATAATTAAAAATATGGAAATTTATCTATAGTATGAACCATACCATTAGATGCTAGATTATCAGGTGTCATAATTCGTGACTTTCCGTTAATGACAATTCCAAATGGAGGTCTATTATAAGTTTGGGATTCAAACTGTACACAATGAGGAGTTTCAACAGTCAAAGTATTGATTGGATCTCTTGTTTTATATCGAGTAAATGCGCTTTGCATCATCATTGTAGTAGACAACACACTCGGTATAATAACACTGTTAACCATTGTTCTTGCTAGTTCAAAATTTATGGATAAAACCTCTTTTTCTTCGATTTTTTCACCAATGCATGCTTTTAAAGTGGTTCGAGGAAATAGTAATTCAGCTGGAACAAGTACGGTCATTTTAGCTTGTGGATCATTAAATATATCTTCCATACGAGCTATTCTAACAAGTTCTCTAAAAGACTCGTATTTACTGACAATTTGCCAAATAGTTGGTGGAGTCTTTGTTGGAGAAGTAGTTGAACCCAAAGAATAATATGTACCCTGTTGGATAAGTTGTAAATCTGGTTGATGTGGTGGATATTTATCCACAATAGTAATAGTTGTTGGTAAGGAGAAACTCATCTTTATTTACTTTGTTTTGTGAATTTTAACAATTACTGAAGAACACAGGTATTATTCTTCAACTAATAAATGAATGAAATCAGAATAAATGATCCTTTGCACCATCATTTGGCCAAGAAACGTCCTGTTCATATTATTGGTGGAATTCACCATGATGAACACGAGGCTGTATTAAAGGCAACAACACCAGATTTTGTACTTCCTCCTCTGAATACGCACATAAATTTTTTAAAGTATACTCAATCATATTCAGATCAGGATCATCTTGATTTGCATTTACGCTATACAGTCAGTGATCATGAGATTGAACCTCCGGAAATTTATGACTGGCGATATGTGTATCCTATTGATGATGCAAAGCGTAAACTTCAAAAAAAAAATATAATGCCTCCAGATAACCAATATTTATGTGGTTCCTGTTGGGCCATTTCAACTGCAAGTGTCATTGGTGATGCATTTGTCGTAGCCGGACTTGTCAACTGGAGACCTGAAATATCAACTACTTGGGCTTTAACATGTTATCCTCAAGGTAAATGTGATGGTGGTAGTCCAGCTTTACTATTACAAGATATTGCGCGTGGTTCTGGTATACCATCAAAACATTGTTTAGATTATTCTTTTTGCGCCAAGAATGAAAAATGTAATGGACAAGCAGTCCAACATTTTCAAGCTCAAAATTTATCTTCTCTGGTGCCACAAGAATGTGGTTGTTATTATGGAGGAGAAGTCCAACATTATAATTATAACATAAATAGAGATGTCAAAACTTTAGCAATAGGACAAGGAGCCACGACAACCGAAAATGTTCGTTCAGCCATAAAGAAACATATATTACTACATGGACCAGTACTTACTGGATATTTTGTTATGAGAAATTTTAGTTCTGGATATTTTACAAAAATTAATGGTGGAGTATATCTTGAACGAGCGAATTATAATCCAGGATCATCGCTGACATTTAGCGATGTTGAGGTTAGTGGTCAAAACTATAAAGGTTCTCATGCGGTTGCAATTATAGGATGGGGTGTAGCCAAAAATATATTATATGACAACAATAAAAGAGGAGATGTACCATACTGGTATTGCAGAAATTCTTGGGGCCCAAATTGGGGTGGAGATAGCGGGTATTTTAAAATGGCCATGTATCCTTTTAATAAAGTTGCACAATTTGGAAAAATTGTGGATATTGTGGATAGTCGAGGTCAAAGACACAGATGCGGTGGTATAATTACATTTACGGTAACAAAACCACCACAAAAAACCACATTTAAAACTTTAGGTAATAAACCACCACAATTTATTGAAAACGATGATTATTACAAAAAAGCCGAGGAAGGATATAAACCAAGTGGTACTCCTCAACCTCCACCAACCCCAAATCCTGTACCTGGAGGAGTTCTACCAATAACAAGTTACTTTTCGATGGAAGATATACTTTTATACTTAGTTTTACCAGCATTTGTTATTTTTATAATAATTGTGGTTGTTAAAATCATGAATTCTAATCAATAGGTTAAAATGTTAGTATTACCATGTGTAAAGGCATAGGTTAACCCATTCAGACTTCGCCTCTCCGAAGGCACAATTGTGCGCCCTTTGGGGTTGAAAGGGTTAATGGTTAAAAATACATTGTAAATTTTTATTTTTTTAAGTTCAATTGAACTTAAAAATAATTTTAGTTAAAAAAATAATAAATGAACAGTATTGTACATAAATTAACAGGTAATAAATATGATTCAACGTAGTCTTGCTCTATTCTTTGGTTTGATTGTAGGCCTTATGGGCTACATTTATTCAACAAAGAAGAAATATATTAAAGAAAATTTTTTACCATCTATGACTTACAAAGTCGATAGAGTCGCTGCTCCAAATGAAGATTTTGCACATAAGGGCGAATTTTGGTCAGTACCAGGAACTTATCAGTCTTTGGTAGCTCCAAGATCTGCCAGTGTGCAATATGGGTCTCAAATACAATACAATCTTCCTCCAGAAAGTTTACTCGCTTACAGATCAGATACTCCGTTTGCTAATGATGGCCTATTGCTAACAACAGGTGAAGGAGACATTGTTCAACCTGTTACCTATGACCGCTTCATGTTTTCTAATAAGAAGTCGCGCTTACGGGGACATGGGGATCCAATTAGAGGTGATCTACCGATTCCCCCACATAATTCCGATTGGTTTAGACCATCTGTTCAACCTCACATTGACCTTAAAGAAGGAGCCATGCAAGTTATGGGTGGTTTTGACAATGAAACAAATAATCAATTATCTCTTTTAATGGCTGCATCAGCAGGTAATGCTATGCAAACATTTGGTGGTATGAATTTTAGTGGAGAAGATGGTCTTTCAGCTAATATGGGGGCTTTTATGAGATCGCCAGTATATTCAAGTAGTAATTCTACTTCGTTTGCTGATAGTCCAGATGCAAATTTGATGAAATTTATGAGTGCTGCACCTCAAGGTTCAAATATAGTTCAAGGATTTGCTGCAACCGGTATGGTACCTCAATATATGACAGCGAGTAACATGGGATTATTCGCCAATTTAGGGGTTGCTCCTCCACCACTTCAACTTGCACCACAAGCAACAGTGGACAATGTTGGAGTCTTTTCAAGTTTGGGTATGCTTCCACAAGCAGCCGTACAAATTGAACGAAGTGGGGATATCAATGTTATGAGAGGTTAATTTTAAAGTTTTTAAAGTCAAATTTGACTTTAAAAGCAAAAGAATACTACGTGGAATTTAACCCTTTTGATACTAATGGCACCATATCCCTTCGGAGAGGCGACGCCTCTCCTCAACGATGGCGCGAAGCGCCATCGATTCGGGATATAGTTCTATTTGATCATAAAGGCTTACCTTTTATGCCTTTCAGGCATAAAAGGGTTAATCGTTGTATCCATTAATTTTTCACCTTCATATTAACCATAATTCTTGTGGTTGAAAATTATCATAAATTTGTCAATTAATAAATGGCTTATAGATGTAATCCGTGCAGACATACCTCTGCACCCTTTCCAATTGCTAGATCTGAATGGGATATGAAGCAAAACGCTTACTTCTGTCCAGATTGTCAATGCGACTATACTTTGGCAACTAACAAGTATCCAAATCCTCCACCTCCAAAAGGTAATTGTGGTTATGGTTGTAAACCATGCTGTTGTCGACCTCTATGCGATTATAAACCACCAAGACCGCAAATGCATATGGATCCTTGTTTTCCACCACATCCAGCAGTGTCACCACCCGCATGCTTAATTAAACCATGTGTAAAACCAAATGGAGGTTGTGGACCACATCCTCATCCTCATATTATACCTCCACACGTGGTTCCGATACCGCCAGATCACCATCCAATACCTCCTTCTCATCATCCGGTCGTACCACACCCGATTGTTCCTCATAATCCTGTTTCTCCACCACATGTTACACCGGTCCCGAAGACTGATCCTAAATCACTTGCTTCGTTCTTTTTCTTTGAATAGAAAATTTAAATTTTAATGCTTGTTGAAAGCATTAAAATGTTTATTTGGGTTAGCGATAGTTTAATTTTATGTTAGGTTTGTATTGTGGTATGATCTCTTTCAACCATCTCCAAGCTTCAATCTTATTAAAGTTTATATCTACCTTAGAAAATAGATCTGTTCTCTTAATCTCTTTTGTGTTTGGGTTCAAGGTGTCTAAGTATACCTTAATTTTATGCTTAAATTGATCCTCAATAGAGTCTTCGATAGTTGTATTGGTTGGTATACCGTCGACTATACGAGTTATAGTAGCAGATGTACCTTGATATGGAGGTGGTATAACGGGTCTAAGTTGGTGTCGATTAAGGTTACCGATAAGCACATCTAACTCTATGTTAAATTTTTCATCCTCGTAGTGGTCACATATCCACTCGACATATCGTCTTAGATCGCTGTAGTGCAACACGTATATCTCCTTATTCTTCCGTTCTCTAAATCGTCCCAAGACGTCTTCAATCCGCTTCTCTGCTGCCTTAAAATTAGCTACCTTGAATAGGTCTGAATAGTACCACATATCATCAACACTGCTTCTACCATTATAACCTGAAAATCTAGACTTCAATTTATCCATACCTTCAACTCCACCAACTTTAAATCTATTGTGACCGGCATAAGCCTTTGAAGTCGAAATATAAATTCTTTCATCCAAAGGTCTCTTTTGGTCATTAATAGCCAACTCTTTAAGAATGAGAGAATATTGCCGTTGTTCTTCGGCTTCTTTCTCAGCCTTTTCTGCGCGAAGTTTCTCTTGTTCTAGTTGTCTTTGTAGTTCTTCTTCTGATTTGTCTTTTATGGCTAATCGTTCCATAGCCAAAGCAAGTTCATTTTCTTTAGATTTAAGAGCATTTTTAAGCTCAAATTTACCAGTTTTTCTTATGGTTGGAAGAACCTCTTTAAATATCCATTTTTGAAATTTTTTAGCCACAGGTAACTTACAATGAAACATAAGACGATAAAGACCCTCTTCATTGATATAAGTTGCTTTTAAATCATTATATTTGAGGTTATTGTGGGTTTTAGAGGTCGTTGAAGTTTTGTCAACGACCAATAATTGGCCCAATGAAAGTTTACATTCGTCATCAATATACATATGCATAGCTTTTCTATAGTCGGAATGTTCGAGAATAGTACATACATCTCTACCACAAAAGTATGGTACAATTTCCTCATCCCCAAATTCATCTTCAAGAAGTCTTGTGACCATATTAACATTTTTACTCTCAAATACTCGAGATAACACATCAATTGTATTTTCCATATTTTCGTATTTTATTACCTTAAATTTTTACCTAACAAAAGGGCAAGGCCCTTTTGTCGCCTGGCCCTACGGGCCGAGGTAATCAATTTTCTGTATTTTTCTCTCAAAATATTTGATTTAATGGTACAAAATACCATTAAAACAACAAAAGTTTGGATTTAAACCTAATTAAGATACAAGTTGTCCATCATTTTTAAAGCTGGGTTAAAACAAAAATTAAAGGTTCTTTTATTCATATCCCAGGGTTGGTATTTTTCAGTAGAAGTATTATTTAAGGCAATTGTTGCCTTCCGTGGACCATCAGTTTGTGAAATACCATCAGTCTCAGTTCTTCTGTATATACCACATTCGTCTTCGCCTTCATCGACTCCAAACCATATATTTAAATTTTTCTGGTTGTGTCCACCACATTTTTCAAATTTTTCTTGCTTCTTTTCATTCAAGATTTCAAGACCATAAACATTGTTGTGTTGTAGTGGAAAGGAAGAAATTTGACCACCGGGTCTGATACGAATACACGGTGATATTTTTGCGTTGTGTTCAAATTTAAAATAAGAGGTTTCAGTCGCCTTAAAAACTGGAAATACTGATTCAAGGTTCTCAGCACCAAAGATATTAATCATATAAGAAGATGGACCATTCTCCTCCATAACTATGGGAAGAAGATTTTTTTGGTCATAGTTATTTTGAACCGAAGACACGCTAAAGTTAACATGTCCTTTAGTTCCAAAAGTTAGTGTTATAGTCTCCATTGTTTATTTAATTACTTTTTTAGGACAACATTTTCATTTTTTTAATTGAGAAAGTGGTTTTGGCCTCTTTCTACAACCACAAAAATTTTCTTTAGTCTCATTGAACCTTGATTGAAATTTTTGAAGTTGTTTAATAAAACCAGAATTAGGGTTAATAATACCACGTTTCCGTCTTAAAAATGTTATCGCTTCAAATGTTATCGCATCCACCATTTTAGTATCAACAACATAAAAATTTGAATAGTTGGTCTCGTAGAGTAGTTCCTAACAGTTAAAAGCATTACAGTTAGTATGTTTTGGGTGTATGAGGACACCAATAATAAATAATCTGTGTACAATGGCAGCTAAGAATAAAAAAATTTTACTTCAAAATCTAAATACCTTGATTCTTGACACTATACTTGCAATCAAAGAGGATACCGAAGAACTAACCGTAACCGAACTTAGAAAACAGTGGGAATCTCAAGATTTTCAAAAGAAGATGGCGGTAGAGGTATTTGGTATTAAGAGTAAAACTTTAACTCCGGGACCTAAGCGCAATAAGTCAGCTTACATGTTTTTCTGTCAAGATATGAGACAAAAGATAGTCGCCGATAACCCGGAGTGCAAGCCTCATCAAATTATGTCTCTTTTAGGAAGTAAATGGAGAGAATTAACCACAAAACAAAAAAGTAAATATTATGAACAAGCTGCTGAAGACAAGGAGCGTTATCTAGATATGAAAGAGTTGGAAAAAAGGAGGAATAAGACCCCGAGTAAGCTATCTTCTTATTTTTTATTTTGCGAGGATGAACGCCCCATAGTTAAGAAAGAATTCCCAACTATGAAAACTAAGAAAGTAACAGCTGAGTGTGGTAAAAGGTGGAATGACCTTAAAATTAATGATCCTGAAAAATATAAATCTTATGTTGAAAAAGCAGCAAAGTAAATATTGAATTTTTAATACTTGATTAAAGCATTAAAAACTTAACGATAGTTTAATTTTATGTTAGGTTTGTATTGATGTATGACCTCTTTCAACCATCTCCAAGCTTCAATCTTATTAAAGTTTATATCTACCTTGGAGAATAGATCTGTTCTTTTAACCTCTTTCGTGGTTGATTCCAAGGTATCTAAGTATACTTTAATTTTATGCTTGAATTGATCCTCAATAGAGTCTTCTATAGTTGTATTGGTTGGTATACCGTCGATTATACGAGTTATAGTAGCAGATGTACCTTGATATGGAGGTGGTATAACGGGTCTAAGCTGGTGTCGGTTAAGGTTACCAATAAGCACATCTAATTCTATGTTAAATTTTTCGATTTCGTCCTCGTAGTGGTCACATATCCATTCGACATATCGTCTTAGATCACTGTAGTGCAACACGTATATCTCCTTATTCTTCCGTTCTCTAAATCGTCCCAAGACGTCTTCAATCCGCTTCTCTGCTGCCTTAAAATTAGCTACCTTGAATAGGTCTGAATAGTACCACATATCATCAACACTGCTTCTACCATTATAACCTGAAAATCTAGGTTTAAGTTTATCCATACTTTCTACTCCACCAACTTTAAATCTATTGTGACCAGCATAAGCCTTTGAAGTTGAAATATAAATTCTTTCATCTAAAGGTCTCTTTTGGTCATTAATAGCTAATTCTTTGAGAATAAGAGAATATTGTCGTTGTTCTTCGGCTTCTTTCTCTGCCTTGATTCTAGCCTCTTTCTCTTGTTCTAATTCTGTATCTTTTATGGCTAATTGTTTCATCGCTAATTCTGTTTGATTTACCATATATTCCATTGTGTACTCTCCGTAAGCAAACATGGCTTCCTCAAGATTCAAGTAGTAGTCTCTCACAACTTCGGAGTTTTCAGTATTTAATCTTAATACGGCTTTTTTAAATGCTCTTTGATCCATACAAATCCATTTTTTTTGATTTAAAGCATTTTTAGGTATTAATTTCACCTCTTGTTGAACACATGGGTATTCAATGGCTAGTTGATGTTCATATCCTATTTCATCGTATGGTATTTCCAAACTTCTGAGAGTTTTGCAAAATTTACCTTGTTTATCTGCCAACCCTCTACCTTTATATCCCATCCATTCTAATAAATTTGAAGTAATAATAATAGGTTGAAGTTCAACCTTTTTCACCCCCCCCCCCTGCAGGGGGGGGGTGACTTTTGCTTAAAGGATACCACAAATCTTGAAACCATTTTGACGTTATATCAAAAGTTAAATTGTAACCTTTTATAAAGGTGAATATATCCATTAATTCGTTACCCAGGGAGTTCATAATAACTTCTTTTGTATTTGTTACCTTAAATTTTACGTAATCAATTTTCTGTTTTTCTTCTTAAAATATTTATTTTAATGGTAATTTAAACCATTAAAATAATAAAATCTTGGATTTATTAGTAGTACCCTCCAAGTTCGCGGTATGGAGAGTTGTTAGCATACATCATACCAGCTTGACACTGACGACCAGATTGCTTGGCTTGAGCCTGTGCTTGTTGATAACTGTCATAGGTACAAATTCCTCCTGGTTTCACATATGAAGACAATTGTTGTCCAAATGTTCCACCAGTGTTGTGAAGATTGCGCATAAATTGTTGACTTTGTTGAGCGCCCCAAAATCTATCGTCATACAACCATTCTCCAGTGATACCTTCCATTGACAAGTTAATGTAAGGAATATACTGTGGTCGAGATACTTCATTTTCAACATGTAGTCTGTCTAACGCACTGTTACAACCAGCACTTTTTGTGTTAAAACTATCTGGACACACTGGTCTTCCGGCCAAATCAAACCCTGTCCACAATGGACAAGTTTTTTCAGAGGCGGGACCAATAATACGATGGGATTCAAGCCTATTGGCCCATCCTGGGTCTACCTTACACGTGCGTAAGGCTGATTCAAGTGATATAGCTCCTGCGGACATTTATTTACTCATTTTTTCACCTTTTTTGAGGTAGTCGACTAAATACTGTAATACTACCTTAGATGTGAAAGATTTGAATTTTTTACAGAATTGCTTCGGAACAAGGGGTACTATTGTCTTTGAGGCAAGGGTACCCCCTTGCTCGAATTGTTAATTTTGACTTTAATGGTTTTAATAACCATTAAAGTCAAAACTGGAAGATTTAATATTTTTATTTTTTATGCTTTAAAGAAGCATAAAAAATAGAAGGGGAAGAAAATTATATGTACATACGAACTTTGGTGGAGTTGGTAAACGGTTTGCGACAAGTAGCACATTTGTTATCAATACGTGTTGTGCATGCATGACAGAAAGTATGCCCACATTTAATCAGTACAATACAAATTTTATTAGTCATACATACTTTACATTCCAGTGCACGAGTATCATCAGTTACTTCTTCATCTGTTGGTGTCGATGCTACTGTAGCTGGTTGGATTTGAGCAACATCGGGGATAAAATCTTCACCATCGATTAAATCAATGGGTTGTTGACGTTGATCGGCGTAAAAGTTATGTGTATTTAAGGTGTTGGGGTGTCTATTAAATATGTTCATGATATCATCGCGAAGAATTAACTCTGTTCTTGGAATATCTATACTATCACGTAGACGATCTTCAAAATGTATGACTGTATCAGTGATGTTTCTAACAAATCCATACACAACCTTGTCGTAGAATGCATCGTCTGTTCCCATTCCTCTTTTAAATTTGATTTTATGGTTAATAAACCACCTGATGTTAACTTTAATTCGGGCTATATATTGTTCTGGTTCTCTCAGTTCCTTTTGAGAGAGCATCATATTTAAGCTGTTTAACCAGCATTTTTTATAACGTGGATTCTCTGGAAATATGAATGTATATTCCTGGAATTCTGCAAGGTATACAGATATTTGCCGTAATTCAGCAGCTGTATTTCTACTTAAAATATCAATTATTTTCATTTTGTATAAGCTATTTAAACCATTATTTTTTTATATTAATTAATTCATTTTTCTGCTATTCATTTTTCTGCTATTCATTTTTCTGCTATTCATTTTTCTGCTATTCATTTTTCTGCTATTCATTTTTCTGCTATTCATTTTTCTGCTATTCATTTTTCTGATATTGAAAGTCAAGTAATTTTATATTAATCAATTCATTTTTCTGCTGTTGAAAGTCAAGTAATAAATGGACGTTCGTCATGTTGGTTGGGATTCGACCTCTTGGGGTCAACAATACAATAAATCATACTATGATCTAAGCGTGATATCTTGGATATCTGACGCTGTTATGCAGAAAACAATAGGACTTGATAAAAGACCCATTAGAGTGACAGATAGAATTATAATGGATGTTTTGGACTCTTTTTTAAGTAATCACAGATCTTTTCCGGGTGATATCCATACACGATATAATATACCGGGAGATGGTAACTTTAGTGGTGATTTTGGGTCAGTTAAATTTGATGACATCGGCATCAATAACCTATCTTACATGGGCAATGATGGAGATATAAATTCACTCAAACAAAAGGCTATTAATAATAATGTAGGACTAAGTTCAAATTATGTTATCAACCAAGTTGTTGAATTTATGGTTGAATACATCAAAACTGAGTATGAAATTAATACTAATAATAAACGTTATTCAGCTTGGTCTGCTTTGTATGGAGCCAATGATGTTGGTTTGAGAGCCCATTCTCAGATTAAATTGAGAGAAAAGAGACCAATACCGTTCCAATTCCATATGAAATTTTAATTTTTATGCCTAAAAAAGGCATAAAAATTGAAAAAATTATCTGACCAGTCGATAATAAATCTCTCCATCGGACCTCACAACACGGATTACATCTCCTTTGACAAAATTATAAAAAATACAATTAGGGTCATCTTCCTTTATAATGGCAATTTCTTTCTTATTTCGAACATATTGACCCATAGTCACATCTTCGGGACTAACTTTCTGGTGCAAGGGCGCCTTTTTGGTGATGTTAATATTAAAAAAGTCTCCTTTTATTAATTCTATACGCTTTGATACCTCCTTAAATTCTTTAACATGAGAATTTTGAAAGCTTTTGCAAACAATAACAAGTTGAACTACTTCAACTATAGCCTTAGATGTTCTTATCTCTATTTTTCCGGTTGAATCCACGATAAATTTTGATAAAAATTCCCGAACTGTATTAAGTTCAAACTTACCATTAAAGATTTTAATATAAATAAATTGGTTTTTGTCGTTAACTCCTATCATATAACCTTCTCGAATTTTATATTCTCGAAAGTTACGTTGAACCATCATTTCTTTAATTATTTCAAGTTTCATAGTGTATTTTATTATAGTAGTTTTTTACCATAATAAAATTCAATTTCTTCAGTGTTAGATCAATTTTGAGTGTACATTTGATACAAGTGGTCCAATTGATCATATAAATTATTTAAAGATCCAAAATTATCAAGCGTATAATTCCAACCATTAAAATTATCTAAAGTAAAAATCTTTAAAGTGTTCAAAACCACAAATGTTCTGAGCAAAATGCAATATTTGGTATAGGCTATTTTAACCATTTCTTTATTTATATATCTTAAATTTCATTTTTTTTATTTATACGTGGAGAAATAGACCATAACAATCCTAGAGATAAAGCAGAAGACCAAAGGGAAGATAATAAATGACTGTACAATCAATAGCATTCCCAACAACAGAATGGAACGTTAGTTCTTCAAGACAATGGCTCAGAAAACATAATTATAATCCTACTAAAACAGCACATTTTACTCAAAATTTTATACGATACAGATTACTTGCACCGAAGGATTATTACAACTATAAAACCATTATTTTACCTAATGGAGTTCACTTAACTATAACAGTTTAATTCATCTTTGATACCCTAAAGGGTATGAAAGATGTTGTACGTGTACTTATTACTTGAATTTTGTTACCAAATCAGACAGATTGTTATTTGTTTCGACTGATGACCCTAAAGGGTATGAAAGATGTTGTACGTGTACTTATTACTTGAATTTTGTTACCAAATCAGACAGATTGTTATTTGTTTCGACTGATGTATAGAACTCTTTACCATAACTTGCACCTATCATAGAAAGTAAAAATGTTTTATATAAATTGTTTGTAGATTGTAATGCCAATGTTGTAACATTGGCAGGATCGTTATCGTATTGGATAAAGGTTTGTAATGCCCAAACAAAAACTTCAATATTATTTGACATATCCAAAATATCTTCAAATTGATTCTTCTCTGCAAATTTTAAGATAGTGAACAACCATAACATTTTTTTATTTTTGTTGGTCTTAGCAAAGTTAATTAACCATGTGTACAGTTCTTGTGGTGTTCGAATACTTTCAACCATTAATTCTCTTAACAAAGTCGAGTACAACAAGGCAAAAGAAATATGGTTCTCGTCTATTTTCTGAAGGGCAAATTTTTCATCTGAATATTTAATAAGTGAAGTAAACCATAAATTGTTTGAAGAAAATTTTGTTTGATTAAACACGTTATCAAGTAATGTTTCTGTATTTGCAATAGTGTTCTGTTGATCGAGACTAACCATAAAAATTAAACCTTCAATTTTATTTTTTGGTAAATTTAGCGGAAGTAAGGTTAAGTTTGAAGCAACATTGTAATATGATAATAGTGGTTGTTTGGGAGCTTCCAAGTTAGTTGAACCAAAAAGTGGTTGTTTGGGAGCTTCCAAGTTAGTTGAACCAAAAAGTGGTTGTGGTTGAAACAATTGTTTGGGGGTTTCTACAGTTGAACCAAAGAATTTAGGAGCTTCTATTTTAGTTGCGAAGTTGGTTGAACCAAAAAGTGGTTGTTTGGGAGCTTCCAAGTTGGTTGAACCAAAAAGTGGTTGTTTGGGAGCTTCCAAGTTGGTTGAACCAAAAGGTCGATTGGGAGTATTCCATTGATTAGATGTCGTTGGAGTAAACCAGTTGGTTTGTTGATTGTTTAAAGTTGTTGTTCCAAAAGGAACAGTTTGACGATTTGGAGTATTATTACCCCAAGTTGTTGTATAGTATTTTTGTTGAGTTTGGTTAAATGTAGCCATTTATTATATTTTTGTTTTTGCTAATATTTTTTCAATTTTCTGTAATAATGAAACCTTTGAAATTTAATCATCTAAAGAACTTATGTTAAATTTTTTAATCTCGCCTCCATGCTTTGAATACACCTTTGATCGTTTTTCAAAATGTTTTTTCAAAGTGGGGTGATTGTCAACCAGATCAAAAATAATTGGTTCGACATCTTTTCTGCGCATAACTCTTCCTATAAATTGAATATAATATGATACCATATCTGCAGCGGCCAACAAAGTATCCAGTCTTGGATGGTCAAAACCAGTACCAATTTTTGAATTGGTTCCAATGAGAATTCTAGCTTCTTTATCAAAGTCTTGTTGTTTTCCAAGGAGCGAAGTAACCTTTTCTCCCAGTTTTTCAAGACAATCCTTTATATATTGCCCATGTTCAACCCGTTTAACTAATATAAGGAAAACTCTATCTTTAAAATGTTGAACAATTTTTATGATCAATTCATTCCTTTTTTCATTCTTTGATTGTTCATCCAGTATACTATTCCAATCTAATTTTGTCTTGTAATTTGGACCAGATCGAAGATATTTTTCTTCATTTGGAATAAACCCTGTTTTAACCCTATAAACGGTATGTTTTTTATTTAAAGTATATTTAACCTTTTCTTCTCCAAAAAATAAACCAAAAAGTATATTGTAATCATCTTCTCGATAAGGAGTAGCAGTTATCCCTAAAAGATATCTTGGAGTCAAGTACAATAAATTTTCTGACAATTTTTCAGTCATTTGAAGATGAGCTTCATCAACTATGACAAAACCATAAGATTTTATTAAATTTTTATCGACTTTATGAATATTACAAGCATTAATAATACAAAAATCTGGTGGATCTATAACAACCATATTTTTAATTTTACTGGGTTCAAGTACCATAATACTTGCATTTGGAACAAATTTTTTAATTTCTGCTTCCCACTGACCTAATAACGGTTTTTTTGGAACTACTATGAATGTTTTAAGTTTAATTTTACTGGCCATATTTATGGCTGTAACAGTTTTGCCAAACCCTGTATAACACGATAACATGACACTTTTATTTTTTTGAAGAGAAGTTAAAGCCTGATCACGACAATTTTTCTGTTCTTCTCTCAAACAACCATTAAATTCACAATTCATACTTTGTAAAATTTTACGACTTGGTCTTTCAATTTCTAATCCTTTTTTTGAAGCTAATTTTAACCCATAACTAAAAGGAATATTACATGGTCGACTTTCACTTTCTTCATCCACTGAATACACATAAATAGTTTTTGATTGACTTGCACCATATTGTTTATTTCCAGACTCAATTTTTTTAGTAAGGTCCTTTTGCATTCTCATTAGTACTTTGTCATCGTATAAATTTGTATGGATAATACATGCCATTTTATTAGTGGATTTTTTGTATATTTAAATTCGTTTTTATTTATGGTTTTTTGACTCAATATATTTATTGACGAAGACCTTAAATTTTTCAAAGATTTGAGAACTCAAGTCGATGCTTGTTTTGTCCATTAATTTCATTATTTTTTTATGCTTTATTAAGCATAAAAAATATTCAAATCGTATTTTTTTTTCAAGTTCGATATCTTTGGCGATTTGCTCGAAACCTTCTCTGATCTCTTCGTGTTCTGCTCTGATCTCTGTGTGTTCTGCTCTGATCTCTGTGTGTTCTGCTCTGATCTCTGTGTGTTCTGCTCTGATCTCTGTGTGTTCTGCTCTGATCTCTTCGTGTCCTTTCTCAACATCAGCAATCATTTCTTCCAATTGAGCTACTAGAAATCAACAACGGGCTTCATCTTCAGTAGTCATAATAATGGGATTTGTCAAAGTGTTAATCATCTTTATTTAATAAATTTTGAAAAAATATAATTTGAAGGTATAGGATCCAAAATAACAAATTCTACATCTTCTATTGTATTTGGATGTGTTATTAACCACAATAACACATCATCATATTTATGAAACGTTTGACCATAACCATTTATTGTTCTTCCATATTCTCCATCAAACCCTAAAGATTTTTTCGAATTATGTCTGGTATTAAAAAACCATCTCAAATTAAATAAAATTGCAAAAGATTTGAGATGTAGATGATCATTATTTTTTCTTACTAAGAATAAACTTTTACGTTTAGTTGGGTGAAAAATATCCTCTCTGTTTCCATACAATTCAATTGGAAAAATGAAGTTATAACTACTTATTTGAGATATTTGTTCCGTTTTATGGTACTTTCTTACCATTTTTATAAAATGTTCATTAATATGAGCAACAATATCCATAAACTCGTTAAACATTTTTACAGTGTTTCGATTATTTTTAGAATGGAGAAAACGAACCTTCTGAACAAATTTTTTAGGTACAAAATTTGTAATGTTTTCACATTCTAAGAACCACGAAATTTGTTTCATTAAATTAACACGATTAATGATGGAACTTTCACCGTTAAGCCTCCGATGATCAACGTAAGTTTGAAAGTCCATAAAATTATTATTTAATGCCCAATTCATTAATGCTTCATTTATATCAGAACATTTACGTAAATTTATTAGTGGTGACAAGAGAGTATTTAATTGAACGCTCGTTATATCTTCTATTTTTATTCTTTGTACGATTGAATTGATCTTTAAATTCAACAGAACATATTTAATGCTTGTACCCGGCATATCTTTATATAAAAAATATTGATTTTCGTCATAATAATCGGTTACTTGAAGTTTGCAATTTGAAATTTGTTTTATTTTATAGATATGATTAAAATAACCATCTCTAACATTATTGAATGTCATAGGATCTAATTTGAGATGAATTTCATCCATTTTAAAGTTTATTTTATTGTAATCGTCAAAGTTATCACAAATCAGATTAAATATTTTAAAGGCTGTTTGACCAAATATAATTCCAGGTGTTAAAAACAATGCCATGTTTACTTTATTTAAATTATATCTAAAAAATCAATTTTTGACACACATTTTTAAATCTAGAGATAGTGCCAAAGGGGGAGTCATTATTTCATTATTAATGGTTCGTTTTCTTCAAAGATTTTAGACATACATATATCTCCGTCTCTGAAGATTTTTATTTTTTTATGGTTAAAATCTCCCGGTGTAATCGGTACTCCGTGAAAGTTTTGCATTGGTCCAAGATAAGGTTCTAGAGAAGATGTAATATCATTGTCCAATTCATCTTTAAAAATAATAACATCGTTAGATCTTAATTTTTGATCAAATAAGTATATATATTTTTTATGATTATTAACACCACTCATATCATAATATTCTAAGAAAATAAAGTTATCGTCCTTTTGAAGCCTTATTTTAGAATCTTTTGTAAAGGATGATGTCCACTTATTATACTTGTGTTTAAGTTTATTTACTTGATATTTCAAGATTATGGATATCATCATCATAAATTGTGGTTGAGTCTCACATAATAAATAATAACTACTGCCGATTGCAGTTGATATCACCAAAGTAAACAATATACTGGTAGGTAGAAAGAAAGATAATAAGAATAACATACCAGTAAAAATTTTGCATACTTCGATCGAGATATATTTTGTTTGTTTAGTTGCACAATTGGACATAGTATTTTTCTGTTCTGAATCCATTTATTAAACATTTTTTTAAAAATTATTTTTGCTATAAATTTATTTTTCTTGTCGTGATTCAAAGTGTAGTTTGAATGATCTCCTCAAAAAATTTCTCTACATCACTCAATTGACTCAATTCACATCTCAATTGAACTATTTGAGATCTTTCGACTCCATTTTTAGTAATTTGAGTTATTTCCTCAAAAGTTTGGATTCTTCCTTTTTTACATGTATTGCGATCATCTAAATTCCAACTTACACTCAACAACAGAAAAACTACGGTGTCGAATCAAATTATGCTTCTTTCAAACCAAAAAGTTAACTTTACACTTAAAATTTAATGGTTCTTTGAGTAAGTCAAATTTTCGTGTTTCAAAAATGCAATATTTGACAAGTCTAGCATATCAAGTCGAAAGAAGTGAGAAGTTGAAAGATTTTTAATCGCAACTCGACAAAAAGACGACGCTCGCACTCCTTTTTGTCAACGGCCCCCAAAAATCTGAAAATTCAAAAATTTGGAAAAGTTTCTATTTTGTGGTTAAAAATGTTAGTCACTTTTCAAGTTATGGTGTTTATGGATAAATGAGATATTTGTATTATCGTTTGAGTATACGAGTAGAAAAATTTAATGTAATTTGAATGATCTAGTCAAAAGATTATTATTATTGTTCCTGTTTTTTTTTAATTTCTATTAGAAATTAAAAAATTAATGTCTTTGGGTAGATCCTACTCTTTGCTGTCTATCTCGTTCACGTTGTTGTTTTAAAGCTAAAGTACGCTTTAAAATTACATCTTTTAAATGTTTTTTTCTTTCTTCCATAAGACCGATTGGATCTTGAAATTTTTCATTTGAATTATCTGAGGTTTTCGTATGTAGTTTTTCTTTATCAATAGGTTCTTCTTCACTTAATACCTCATCTTCCACATCTGAAGTGGCTCTATGGATCACTTTCTTGTCTCTTGGCATTTTTATTTACTTGAAAAAATAATGAATATTTATGGTATAACCCTTTCAGTCTAGTTAACTTTTTACCGGGTAATATGGGCATAAAGACTACCTTTTTTCAACTAAAGACTTAAACATAAGCGCGCATACCTAACAATATCAACTTTTTCAAGTTTTGTGGATAGACCAATCTCAATTTTATCATAAATTTTAAAGGTGTCTTCAAGTATATTTTTATTAATAGATCGTTTGTTACGAACACTTTTATCTCCAAAACGTTTGAATACAGGCATATAACCTAGTACAAAAGCCGATGGATTTTTATATTTAAAGTCAGGGATCGTTTCAACCAAACTCAAGACATATTTTATTTCAGAGTCATCAAAAGTATAGTTATTTCCACTTGCGAGGTCAACGTTACCATCAAATATATCATTTATTAAAATAATAGTTGCTAAAGTTATTAATTTAAATTTATCAATATCCGAATAACCACTTTTTTTAAGGTTTATTGCACCTCCCATTCCTAACAAATCTTCATAACCAAGTCTTTCAAACGCATTCCTTTCCAATTTGAAACTTGCTTGGTTATCATCATCAAAAAAATCTTCATTATAATCATCCATAATTTTTATTTACTATATTTTGAAAGTTCTGCTTTAACTCTTTGTCCAGTAAGGGTACCCCTTTCAAAGTCTAATCAACCAATTTTTTCTATAATAAATGGATACAGGTACTAAGACTTATCAAATTGACAAACATAAACAACTTATACCTTTAAATGGTAGCACTGTAAATTTTTCTTGTTTTTTCGAGGTTAAAAGTAAGGATAAAAAACCATTTAATATAACAATTGTTGAACAAGGTGAAATAAAACCAAAACAATATAAATTGGTTGATGATGGTTATATTAATGGTCAAATTGAATCAGATGGACAACTAAAATCTTATTTTTTGGTTTTAAAGGCTCAACAACCATGCGAATGTGACGTAAGAGTTGTTGTTAAACCAAAGGAAGTAAATGAAGTTCAAAATGGTCCATCTCCGCAACCACCACAATCATCACCCGTTCAACCTCCAATACAACCTAACGGACCACCACCAAACATGACACCACCTTCTCATGCACATCATCCAAATATGGTTATACAAAAGGAAGAATCTTATTTTCAAATGAAATATATTTTAGGGATATCTATAGCCCTAATAATAGTTTATTTGTTATATAGGTACAGAAAAACCATTTTTGGAAATTTTTCAAACGATAATACAACTTTAATGCCGTCAATATCAAATACAAGCTTTTAATTTTTTAAGTTTGAAAGAACTTAAAAAATATACTAGTGTAAATTGTAAATATTTTTTAGAATAAATAAACGAGCATCCCTAATCTAACAGCAGTTTCACAACTTTTATCATTAGCAACCGGATTGTTATCTACTAACAATGCCGCCGCTATTCCCGTCATTAACCAACTTTTCCCAGTTATCACCCAATTGTTAGCTGGAGCACCGGGATCATCTGTAGTTCCTACTTTAAGTGGACTATTGCCCCTTTATCGGCTAGTTTCCCACAATTGGCACCTCTTTTGATTGTCATCATTAGTTTGTTGTCATTGCCAGGTGGACTACCACTTTCGGTATAAAGTCTTGTTTTTATGTAGTGCTATCATCGACCATATTACGGTCAAAACCGTTGTTATAAACAAAAAACAAAAAAAAGGTTTAATACTACTTTAACTCTTACCTTCGCTCGGTAAAAGAAATTAAGGGACAAACAATGAGGCGCCTCATTGGTAATAAACCACCAAAAAAATAAAAAAAATAAAATTATTCCAACCTTGGTTGGAATAACCAAAAAAAGAAATTATATAATCACTTATTTTAAACTATAAAATAGTTTAAAATAAACCCATCTCGTTAATATTTAATTTTTTAGGTTTGAATGAACCATCACTCCGGTCATTAATATCCAAAGGTTTAAAAAAAGAAATAATAAATGTCAGTAGTAACTATACGAAATAGTTTGGATAAACCATTCGGTAAACTAGCTAATGATGCTATTTTACCTTTCAAAGTTAAATCTCATACTTATATTAGCATAGTTAATTATGTCTATGCTAATTTGTTACCAGAATCGACTTTTAAAGAAGAACTATCTCAAACTTTACCCAAAAATGTGTTAAATACATTTAATGAGGTTAGAAATCACCTTAAACAATCAACTATACAAAGTGCAGCTCACACTGCTATATTCGAGAAAGCAAAACAAAACACGGAATTTGCAAATGCTCTATTGGATACTGCACATCTTAAAATTTTATATTATTCAGAAAATTCTTTTTTAGGTGTTGGTAAAGCTAGAAACGGGGAAAACATTTATGGTCAAGCTTTAGAACAAGTTAGAAATGAATTACAAGTTGAACAAAATAAGGCCCAACAAAAGGATAATGTTTATTTGACTTATATTGCCGAAATAAATTTAAAAAAGGCCCTTCGAAAGCATAATCTTGAAAAATATATTTCTAAAGATAAAAAACGAAGTATTAAACGTTTAGTCGATGCATTGGTACAAGATTATGGTAAAACCGAAGTTTATTCCAACGCACCAGATGTAGATACCATTTTAACCTTACATGAAAAAAGGAACATTGTAAACTATACCGACCCTAATTCTTTGATTAGAGTAGTTCGAAAAAATGACATAAGAAATGTGCTTAAAAAAAATCTGTTCGATTTAAGGGTTGCAGCTCTTCACGCTTTTGTTGATTACACAATATCAAAAAATGTGACAATTTCTGAGGATAAAACAGCCTTAAAAGATCAGATATTTGATATCCTTCTCAGTAAACGAGAAGAATTTGCCAATAGGATTTTAGATCTTTATTCGGCTAAGGCTCTACCAGAGGAAGTTAAAGAGAAAATTAAAAAGTTCCGAGCTCAATGGTATTTTCCATCAGACAAAGATATTGAATTCTTTGAAAAAGAAAATATCAAGTTACCTGAGTTAACAACAACAACATCGGATAACACACCAGGTATTTTTAAAGTGTTTGCGCAAGAAAGCATTTTATCACCACTACCTCCAGTTGATACCATGGTTTCTTCAAGATTTGCATCTCCACAAAAAGATTTGGTTATCAATAACCTCAAATTTCATTCAATTTCTCATTATATTGCTTTCGAAGTTAACAAGTTGTATGGCCAAATGGATCCTGCCCGACTTTATATTCGAATTAAAGATGTTAAACCCAGAGATCTTGATGAATTTAATAGAATGATCGAAAAGGATGTGTTTACCACAACAAAAAATAAATTATTGGAAGATGCAATAAATATTAAACTTCAAGAATACCATATAAAGAATTTGGTATTTTCTTTGGAAGGTCTTGAATTTGAAGATACATTTGGCCTTGAAAAAACAGAAGAATTTTATAACAAATATAAGGATAAAGTTGTCCTTAAAATTCATAAAATTCCATCATTTGAAAAGTTTGTTGAAAAAGATCATTTTGTTGCAGATATCATTAAAGATAAGGTTGATTTTTACTTTATGATTTTGGATAACTTAATGGTTCATACAAAATCTAAACATCGATTACATGTAACATACGATGAGTTGGTTGAAATGTCACCTTTCTACAGCTATATTATGTTTAAAGATTCAAATGTTCCAAATACTCGATTTCCAGAATATCTGATACAGAAAAATAAACAATATGGACTGTCTAACCATTCGTTGTTGCAAATTTGGTCAATAATTTATAATGGGATGAAGCAGTCAGAGAAAATTGTTGGTGAAAAAGGATATGACATAAGGTATAAAAGTATCTTAATTTGGGCAAAATATTTTTTGGGTAGAGCCACCAATAAGTTGAAAACAATGGATTTGATGCAGAGTCGTCAGGAAGATAATATTTTAATGGTTTTATTGTCCATTCTTGATAAATTAAAAGAAGTAAATTTAAAGTTTAATTCACCCACAATAAACACGCAAGATTTACAGACTGCTATTCACCTCTGTTTGGGTAAAGTTAGAATTTATAAACATGAGTTTGAAAAGGTTGAAGAAGACCTTGAATTCGAAGAGGAAGTTGAAGATAATCCGTACGATGCAGAGGTATATGATGAAGATGACAATTTTGTAGATTATGATCAAGATGACGATAATTTTGAAGGTTTTAACTTATCAGCAAGAAAAAAATTTGAGACGTTTTTAACCACATACTTTACCCCTCTCAAAAACGAACTTGATCTTGGTAAAATTGAAGAAGCCGTCTATAAAATTCTAAATTCAAAGATTCCATTAAGTTCTAAACATCAAAATTTAAATTTCTTTGTTTCTGGATTTAAAACACCATTATTAGAGTAATTGATTTTAATGGTTAAAAACCATTAAAATTTTTTGCTGTTTTTTTGTTATATCATTCTTCCTCATCACAAGGTCTTTTGGCTCCATTATAAGAAATTTTGATCGAGATTATGATCCCTCATTATATTTAACAAGTTCTTCTTGATGTTGGCCCATGTACATGTGTTATTGGTTGTCAATGCCAAAAGGGTTACTTGCGTCATAAATCTGGTAAATGTGTTAAACCCGACGAATGTTCTCTCTAAATTTAAAATTGAATTTTTTCACCGATTGTGAACATTGCATACCTCTGGAGAAGATTACCTTAATTCTTTATAAATAAAATACACCTTCTTTTATGCTTCTAGAAGCATAAAAGAAAAAAATTTATAATTTTATGATACGTTTAACCATAAGAAAACATAATATAAGAAGGCCAATTATAGCCAAAATATACAAAGTCTTATCTGTATCATACAAACGACTACATATTGGACATGTATCTATATGTTGAGCTATACTTATACAGTTCATAGATGAATGATGGACGGATGGAGGTGGGGGTAGTAGATGGTTAGAATTATGGACACTATGTGCTATTTCAGGGTTAAACGAACCTCCAAAACCTCCAGAACGTAAAATATGTTCTCTTGAATCCATATTTCTAATTGGTAGATTTTCTGGACATGGTGGAACAATTGGACCATTATTTCTTGGAAATATTGGTGTGACTGGTGGTCTCTTCATTTATTATAACACTTTCGATTGATCTAACTACGTAAAGGCTCCCATTAAAATTTTTCTAGTAAGAAAATTCACATTAAAATCAAATGCACATTCGTACTCAACCCAACCTATACCAGTTGAATCTAAATTGGATAAATTATTAAGATTGACCACGTCCATATTTTCAACGGAAATTCTATATACATAACAATTGTCCAAAATTATTCTATACAAGTCATTATCATTAAGAGTTACAACAAGACCAGTTTCTTCTTTAAGCTCTCTTTCAGCACAAGCTTTAGTACTTGAATCAAACAGTTCCATTTGACCTTTAGGAATGCCCCAACAATTATTATAAGACTGAGTCAATAGAATTTTAGTACCACAACATACAAAAACTCCAGCCTTCCGTTTTTCGAATGGGTATGGTTGACCGTTTTCTTGTTTAGATTTTACCAAAATCTTAAGAGAACAACAACCTTTTTGACATACTAGTGTATTCATTGTATTTATTACTCCGTAGATTTTAAAAAATTAATTCAATTTTTTCTTGAAAAAATTGGTTTTCATTTTTTGTCTAAATGAACCTCTAGTTAGGGTAGATTATTATAATTTTTTTAAGATCTTATTCTTCAATTTTCTGAAATATAATCAACTTTGATGGTCTAACCATAAAAGTTGTTAGATGTTTTGTATTAATTACTCGTTATCTTCTGAATCCGTGCCTTTAGGTGGAATTTTTTTCTGGTTCTTCTTAGGAGCCGGTTTTTCATCTTCAGGTTCACTTTCAGAGTCGGAAATTGGAATTTTTTTCTTTGGTTTTTTGGTCACTGGCACAACAGTTTCAGTTTCTTCTTCGCTATCTGTATCAAACATTGACTTTTTGGGGGTTTCACTTTCAGAGTCAGTTTTAACAATTTCTTTCGATTTAATTTTTTTGACTGTACGTTTTTTAAGAGTTTTCACTTGAGTTGCTGATTCATTATCGGACACTTTAATTTTATGTGCACTGCATCTATCATTGCCTCCTTTTGGTTTTGTGGTACATTGTTGACCTTTGCGGTGGCCAGCAATAAAAACATGCTGACAAGTCGATATCAAAGCATTATTTTTTACAACATTTTTTTTATTAATGTTGACTGTTTGTTCTTCTACTTCTTCGCATGTAGTACTGTTGTCACTGACTACAACTTGCATACCAGTAAGTTCATTCCATTTTTCAATGGTATCACTTACTGATACTTGATGTTCTTCTTCGAGCCACTTGGCCAAATCGCCAATTGGCATAGCTAAAGACTTCAAGAAATCGTTTACAAAAGCCATTGTAATAGTTTATTATTGTATTTTTTTACCGTGATTGAATCAATTTTCTGTACTTGTACAAACTTTATATTTTAGTCGATTGATCGCAACTTGGAAAAAAGACGACGCTCGCACTCTTTTTTGTCGACAACTCTCAAAAATCTGAAAATTCAAAAATTTAGAAAAGTTTCAATTTTATGGTTAAAAATGTTGGTCACTTTTCAAGTTATGGTGTTTATGGATAAACTACCAATTTACCATAGTTTGAGATATCTAGTCTATTCATAATTGTCATAGTCAACAAATGCTTCATCGTCGACATCGCCGATTTTAAAATCTTCATATTCATTTATGGTTTCAAAACTCTTTAAAATTTTATTCATATCCAACTTAACATCAAACATTGATGTTCCAACTTTAGCCCTTTTACCACACATTATAGATGCAGATACACCGGCTAAATCGTCAACTTCTGCATCTCTTGCAGTTTTATAAAAATTTTCCATAATCTCCTCAAAACCAACCTTAGAAAATGGTTTTTCTCCTCTCATGGTATATCTTGTTAATGATTGAATTGTACCCGTAAAAGTTAATCTATCGGCTCTAAGTTTAATATGACTCAGATCAACACCAGAACCCATAATTTCAACCATTTCTTTAATTCGAAATTCTCTGGCCGCTTCTATCCCTAAAGTATTATAAATGTCCCAAACATTATTTGTGGTTGTATTTTCAACATCAACATTTTCCAATGCATAAAAATCTTTCAGAGAACCACCTTCGGTTTGAATGTACCATACTTTAAGTTTGTCACATTTTTGGTATGAAATAGCTTTAACTCCTTCTATTCCAGAAATATATGTAGGAAATAAATTGTTTGATACAAATGAATCTAATTTATGGTCTTCCAAAGAACAAAAAACATCAAAATATAACTCTTCAATAGATAAAGGTGAAAATATACATGATATATCATGTTTTTCTTCCAAAGCTTTTTTAATATCATCCATTGATATTTTATATGTGTAGATAATATCTTTTTTTAAGATGAATCTAATCCTTGTTTTTATTTCTTTAACATGTACTCCATATAATTTCTTAAATGGAGAATACCACCATTCTTTTTCGACTTTTTCAATTTTAGTGTCTTGTACAATATTTTGAAATATAACATGTTTTATCCTCAATCCCTGCGTCCTTATTTCATCGATGGTTGAGTTATTATTTGTAAAGTAAATTTTACCCATTATATGTTTTGGGTTTTTTGTGGCATTGTTTATTTCTTGAAAACGAGTTAAGCAATTTGTTACGGTTCCGGTTGTGTTTGAACCGGCTACATGAAAAGTATTTAATGTAGCCTGGGTACTAAATTCTCCCATACTTTGAGCTCCTATAATACCGACACATTCTCCGGGAGACATTAAGGTTTGATAATATCTTAACTCCAATTCATTTTTAAGTAAAGGTATAATTTCATCGCAAATTTCAACTTCTTTTAATTGATTCATTATAGGTTCCATTCTGAGCATACAAATTCTATTCTCTACATCTGTGGGTATATGTGGCCGTGGAGTGATGAAATCCACCATAAATTCAAGTTCTTCTTCATCCAATTTTCTTAGGATAGTATCATTATCATTTTCTAATCCTTTCTTTAACCTTTCAACCAATCGATAAATGTCGCAAATAGTTTGGTGACCGTTAACCATTACAGTTTGAGAAGGATCATAACCAACCTCTCCAAAAATATATTGGTACAATCGACCATTAACATCTCTAACTGTGTAATCGGGGTAAATTTTTATGTCTTCATTCAATTTTACACCCTGTCTTTGACCATAACCAGAAACTGAAGTCAATAGAGCCGTATCAATGACACCTTTACGACCCGCCATAGCGTGATGGAGAAATTCTCTTGGTCGCAATCCCTCCACAAAACTTCTTTCAATAAATCCTCGATCTTTAAATTCATTATCTTGTGGATGAATTAAACCATAAACACGTTTACCATCAATTGTTTGTTGACCCAACATACTCGTTATTTGACAAATGTTAAATATGCTTCCTTTACTCCCCGATTCTTCGGTAACTTTAAAATTGTTTGATGGTGATAATGAATCTTTACTTTTTTTCATAGATTGATCTGTACAACTGTTAAATGTTCCCAATATTTTTTGTTCGCGGATAAAAGGGTTTATTGTCACTTCTTTTAAAGTCGAAGCTTTAACAAATGCCGAGTTACTCAAATCTTCAATATCTTTGGACGTATTTAAATTTTTAAGGCAATCTTCAGCATTAATAGTAAATCCTCTTTCTACAAGGTACTTATTAGTGATAAATTGAATGTTATCAACAAAATTTGCTGTTATATTTTCACCATAATCTTTGTAGATAATTTTAATGATTCGACTAATCACATTTTTTTCTAATATACCATCCACGAATATACCATTTTTTATCGAGATACACGACGTCGAATAGTCAAAATCATATGGAAATAAAAAAGAAAGAAGTCCTCGACCATTAAAAAGAGAGAAGTCTTCATTTATCAATTGTTCACAAGTGTGCTCAATTTTATCCATTCGTTCTTTAACGTTATCATGCTTACCTATAACCATTAACAAATCAAAAAATTGATTTTTGTCGAGGGTTTGTTTACCCCATTCTTCCTTTGACATGTAAAATAATCCTATTAAAGAGTCTTGTACTATAGCTACATTTGGTTTACCATTTTGATTGGACATTATGCACTTTAAGGATGAACTTAATTCTTTCAATTCAGCTGTAGCTTCATATGATTGGGGTACGTGGATATTCATTTCATCTCCATCAAAATCTGCATTGTAAGCTTTTGTCATGGCTAAATTCATCTTTAATGTTTTAATCGGTTTTATGACTGCTTTGAATGCTTGCATAGATGCTTTGTGCAAAGTTGGTTGTCGGTTTAAAAGGACATGATCACCATTAGTTAATTGTCTCTTCACAATGTCTCCAATATTAAGTGTAATCTTTTTCATTTCAGGGTATTTTATATCCTTTAATCTTTTTCCATTTCGAATTATGGAGTCTCCTTCTTTTAACTCAAACTTTGTATCTGTTATGGTTATTCTTTTATTATCCCTTTCTACGATATCCCCAAAGTATAATAAAGTACCTCGAAAATTAATAACATTTTTAAGGTTAATGCTGCGTTTAGGATCGGAAGCTTTAATCAGAAAATTTGCTTTGTTTGAATTGACTACATCGGTCAGATGATTTATATTAAATGGCGTTACATGTACGGGTATAGTCAAAATTTCAGCCATTTCAACTGGTATACCTAACTCATCTAACTTGAGGGTTGGATCTGGTCCAACCACTGTACGACCAGACTGATCGCAACGTTTACCTAGAAGATTATGACGTATTTGTCCTTCTTTACCTGCAATTCTTTCTTTGAGTCCTGTGATGGGTCTAGCAGTGGCAGCGTGTTTAGCCTTCTTTTTCGAATTATTAAAATATGTGGATATTCTGAACTTCAAATTGGTAAAATGTTTCTGTTGAATATCTGATGTTGGCAATAGGGATGATTGAAGCACTGATTTTTTTCTTTTCAACTCTGTTTTTGTAAGGTATTCTTCACTCAAATATTGATTATTTTTTATAATTTCAGTGAGTTGATACGTTAGATCATCATCACAACAATTTTCATCAGACATTACATATGGTCTGCAACACGGTGGGAGAACTGGAAAAACCGTAAATATGAAATTTTTTGGATGAGACATGGTCGGGTTAAATCCAAGAAATCTAACCGTATTATCATCAATGTTTTCTAGAATCCTTAAAATTTTATGGGTATCTATGGGCACTTTGTCTTCATCAACAATAGTTTCATTTACCACCGAAATTCCAGTTTTCTCACTATCGCACCTATAACAATGTTTAATATTTTTCACCCATGTTAGAATTTCTGAAAATTTCTTCATAATATTTTCCAATTTTAAGTGGTCTTCAGAAAGCACAAATCCATAACACTCAAAACATATACATCTTAGTACATTAGTCACATCATTGATAAAAATTGGGTTGACAACTGGATGTTCCAAATTAAAATGTCCAAAGTGTCCTGGACACTCCCAAACATCTCTACCACATGTTTTGCAGCTCTCTCCGTTTTCTATGGTTCCCATGAACTTTGAATATATATTTTCGCCTTTGTCGGAAACTTTGACCGAAGTCACTTTACAACAAGACATTTTTAAAATTTCCTCCTGTGATAGAACACCGAAAGAAATTTTGGAAATGTCTGCTATCAATGTCGGAACATTGACGTCAGACATCACATAATCATTCTCAATTGGTTGATTGTTAAACATCTTATAACTTTATTTTATAGATTATTTTTGTCCCTAAAATTCAATTTATATTTTTAATGCCTGTACAGGCATTAAAAAATGCGTTATTATTCAGTTACTTCTAAATCAAAACTTGGTTGAGTTAAAGCTTTAAAAACATAATTTGTATCAACATTTTTAAAGTTGTAAGTAAACATAAATACCGTTAATTCATCTATAAAATCTGTCTGTGGTAATAAACACCATTTAATATGTTCGTGTAACTTATGATTAGATTTAACTTCAAATAATTTTCTTCCTCTGTGATGGTTTAATATATCGATATCAAGTGGTACGCCTTCAATATTATCCCATTTCAATATTAATTTGTATGATGTCTCTACGCCAACACGAGGAATATTGTCGTTATAGTCTGTACCACACATTATACAAAAATCTCTAAATGATTCTGATGTTAAATTTAAAGAGTCTAAGACCATTTCTTTTGATACTTGTTCAAATGTAAGATTTGTTGTATCAATGTTCGTAATAACCTTTAAATCTTTAGGTTCGTCAAGTGGTTGAAAATCATGACTCGGATTGAAATAAGCCAAAACATCAGTATCTTCCGATACTATATAATCTACCACACCATCATAGAAAAGAGACACGCAATCAGTTTCTGCTTCTCCTGAACTTTGTATCCAACTTACACCCATCAAATCAAACAATTCTTTCAGAGCATTAATATCTTCGGTTGTTATGGTTATTTCATACCTTTTTCGACGATAAATTTCTTCTTTAACAGTTTCAACGTCAACAAAAGTTTTAGCTTTTGTTAAGGTTCTTTTAACCAATAAACTCTTATTTTTATGTTTAAGTTTCTCCCAAACCTCAAAAAGAAGTTCGCTTATATTTCCAGTACCAATGTAAGTTTCCAAATCTTTTTCTATAGTATCTGTTCTATCGCTCATTTTTTGTCGTTGTTGGCGTCGTTTTTCTTGTGCTGGCGCTTTTTCTGGAGGAGACTTACCTTCAAATAAAAAAATTGGATGAATATCATATTTACGAAGAAATGCCACGAAAGTAACAAAACATCCTAACCAATCATTGGTTGTTGGTTCAGTTACTCCTTTAAACTTGTATAAAAACATTGGGGTGTCAATAGCCACCTTTGTATATTTTAATAAATTAATATCCAAGGTCTCATAAACCTTATATTTTCTCAAAAATTGAGTTAAATTTTTAATTCCCATGTTGTTTATTTGTGCCATAATTTTGATTAAAAAAATCAATTTTTTGATTGGAAAAATTTAATGTCTAATTTATTCTTTCAATTTTAATGATATTTCTGGTCTGAGTTGACCCAAGATTGATCTTAACAATGGAAACTTTTCTTTACGATCTTTCTTAACCTTTAGATCGTCAAATATTTTCTTCTTGGTTATCACATGCCCGTAGGGCATGTGACGTCTGGTGCACTTTGTGCACCAGATATCTCTGTTGTTGACTCGTCTAGTTTCACTATATACGCTTTGAGTTGAGTTATAAAATCTTGATTTGATTTGGCTTCTAAAGTCGTATTTGTTGCTGTACCATCTTCTCTCAAAGTGGTTATATTAGCATATTGAACACTAGCTGGAGGTGGGATGAATGGTCTTAGATGGTGGGAATTAAGATTAGAGATAAAGTCGGTCAGTTTAGCGTTAACATCGTCTACTTCGTCGTTATAATGGTTACACAAGTATTCTACTATGTACCTCATGTTAGAGTAGTGGAGGATATAAATTTCTTTTCCCTTCTTGTCTCTGAATCGACCCAATAGATCCTTTAGTCTAGATTCTATCTGACGGTAGTCTGCCACCAGAAAAGTATCAGAGTAGTACCACTCGTCTCCAGCAGCTGAACGACTATTGTAAGTCGAAAATCTAGAAGGAAGTTTCTCTATATTCTCTACTCCTCCGGGTTTGAAACGATTTTGTCTAGCATAGTTACGCGATGTGGCTATGTATATAACTTGAGTCTTCTCTCTTTTCTGGTCGTCTATAAGAAGATCTTTTAAAAGTAGAATATATCCATGTTAGCTTGAATCTGATCATCTTTTGCCTTAAGTTGTTGTTTAAGTTGATCTTCTTTAAATTTATGAGTATAAGCACCATAAAGATGAACCAATTTTTCAAGTTGAAGATAATATTTTCTGATTTCTTTGGACCTTTTGGTAGTAAGTGACATGATTGCTTCTTTAAAGTTATCAGGTTCCATAATTAACCATTTTTTACGTGCTAAGTGCATTGGAAGCATAGATTTTATTTCTTCTTCAATACAGGAAATTGTTTAATTAAAGGATCTTCATAACCTATTTCTCGATATTCAATTTCGTTACTTTCGAGAAGCTTAATAAAAACTTCTTTTTGACGTCTCAATTCTCCATCATATCCTAACCATTTTAATAACAATGCCTCAACGTTGAGGCATTGTTTACCAGTCATGCTATACATCAAACCCTAGGTTATCTTTAATCTCAAAGTTGACTTCTTTTACAAAGGTTAATATGTCCATTAATTCTGGACTCTTCTCAAGAGCCAATAGTACCCTATCATCTGTATAGTATTCTCCATATTCTCGTATTTTATTACCTTTAAATTTAATTCAATCAATTTTCTGCATTATATATCATGATAAGACATTTAATAAATGTTTACAATCAATGGAAAAAAAATAACATTATCCTCGAGTGATACCTTGGACAGTCTTAAGGGTAAAATATCGTCATCTTTAGGAACATTGCCAGCATTACTCGGGGAAATACCGAATAATATTGTTGATGGTGGTATATATACCATCCCAGACCCTCTTTTTTTTATAGGTTCAGATGACAATATTCATATTAGAACTTTACCCACAGAACTTACTTGGCAAAATATTGTTGATCTAAAGGTGGATTTTGACTATGATTTGCTGAAGAAATTGTATATAATATCTAAGGTTCAAATGTCTATAAATGACTTTGGTTCAAATAATTCAAATGAAGCCATAAATTTTACATTCTTTGAACTTCAGAATGAATTTGGCGAAGAAATCGATGAAAATATATGGAATATGAGGGCCTCGACAATTAATGATTTTAAAATACTGGTTGAAGAAAACCTGAAAAATGTGAAGAAACAAAGTAAAACTGTTGGCGTATGGGAAGGTGTTACACCCACCTTCCAATCAACTTATTTTATAATGAACAAAATTAATCATCAGACTCAAATTCCAAATTTATTAAAACAAACTGAACTAATGGTTTTTGATTCCATAAAACTAAACAATATAGTAGTTGCATGTTTTTATCAGGATATGATTAAATTTAATCCTGATTATAAACATCTTATTGATGGTTACTTAAACCAGGATTGGATTCTTTCGACTAAAATAAAAGCATCTGATATCGTTAGGATCATGATAACCTACAACATACCAAATTCAAGAATTAAATATAAAATGATCAATATTTTTCTTCGTGAGGATAAAATAACCTTAACAATTGAAACATTGGTTAATGAACCCGAAGGTCAAAAAGCAACATCTAATATTAAAAATCTTATCAAAAATATTTTGTATGATATGGGTGAACAATTAGCCTATAATCAAAGAGAAGAAAAGGAATTTTATTATGGTTCGTACTCTGTACCAATCAATATTCCTCTTGTGGTATTAAAAGATTTGATTACTAACGATCCAAATGTGTATAATGTCAGCTACATAAATGAAAGTGCTCTTATAAACACCAGAAAAACAAATTTAAATATTTTTTTGAAAGGGAGTCAAAACACCGATGATATTGGTGTTAGTTTATTTGAACGACCAGATACGGTTGGTACATTCGTTAGACTTAAAAAAATTTATGGAGGGCCAGATCTTACAACTCGAATAAAGTTTATTACAACCATTGTTAATAAAATTTTACAATATACATTTGAAAGAATTGATGTTACTTTAAAATTTTATCAACAATATATAAATTTAAAGGTTGAAATAGATGTATTTGAAAATCAAGTTATCAAAGACAAAGAGAGTATACTCAAATTACAAGCTCCAGAAATATTCTTATCCAATTACACTAGACTATGCAACAAACCTCCTATTATAGTACAAGACGGGGTCGAATCAGAAACAATTTTAAAATTTCCAATTTATGGAGAATCTGAACCGAAATTATATTCTTGTCCATATCCTGACTACAAGTATCCAGGTTTAAGAGAAAATACTAAACTAACTAATAAAAATATATATCCTTTTGTACCTTGTTGTTATCAACGACCTCAACTCAAAAGTAAAAATTATAAGATGTATTATAACCAAGAAATTTATGAACAACGAATAAACGCGGGAGAAATTGGAAAGAGCCTTAAAATTTTGTCACCGGAAAGATTGGGTGCTTTACCACCTAAAATTGATAAATTGTTAAACTATGCAACCGGTATCAAATTTTATAGATATGGTATAGTTGGAGGATTAACAAGTTGTTTAAATCTTTTAAACAAGGTAACAAACAACCATTCAACTGAAGAAAATATAAGGACAGAATTAGCCAAACGCGCAGAATTATGTAAAGGAGAGTTTAACGCTCTAACAGTCAAGGAAATATCTAAGAAAATAATGGATCCTGAAACTTATATAAGTCCACGCTTTTTTAAAGGCGCGTTGGAGGATTATTATCAACTGTCTTACATTTTATTTTCAAAGGATAAAGATGACTTTAGTACATATCCAAGTCGATTTGTAAGGTTTATTTGTCCATTAAAAAAAAGAGTTATTTTTATGATTGAACATGAAGAATCTGAACATACCGAATTGATTGTAGATGAAGAAACATCAACCTATGTTAATAGACAGGGAAAAAAACCAATATTTACATTTGAGAAGACCGATACCCAAGTAAAGAAAATTTTTTCCTTGTATAAAGAAAGGTTCAGCTTTACCACTTACGATATTGAAAATAAAAGGTTCATAAACCTTTTATCTGGAGAATCCAATGAAAATGAATCGCAAGGTGTTCAAGGCAGAGAGTTGACTTTCCAAACATATCCATGGGAATATATTGCCGCAAATGGAAAAATTTTAAAATATGTTGAACCTGTGTATCAATATGTTGATAGTTATGGACAAACTCGACTTGTAGAATTTAAATATAATTCTGTTAATTTTGTTGGGCAATTTCAACCTTTACCCTGTTTAAAATTACCAATAAAATCGTTGGAACATTTTAATTCTGTTAATAGACAACTTCAACCACAACAAGTAATAGATTTGAAACAAAAGTTTCCTTTCATGGACATCTATTCATCTAATATAGATATTTCTGAGGGTTACATCTCACCCTATTATGAATTCAAAAACTTTAAAAAATTGGCCGAATACATTCTTTGGGCTGCATGTCATGCATACAGTATTTTGAGCGTTAAAACGGGTATATCAGTAGATGATTGGATTCTTAAACATACACAAGTAGTGGAGGATTATACATATTTGAACGTAACAATCGGACCAATTTTTAATTTAAATGAATTAATGGTTAATAACAAGTTCATTTTCAATTCTGTTGAGTTTCAAAACCGTATACGGTATAATTTGAGTTTAATATCACAATCAAACTTAAAGTTGTACAATGATAACATATACCATTCATATTTTAATGATGCCACAAATTTTAAACTGGTATATCCGGCACAATTGGCTTTAACAAAACGGGATTACTTTCAAAGGACCCGTGAACCTTATATTTTGAATATTTTATCCTCACAAAATATACAATATTTAAGGTATAATACGTTATATTTTATCAAAGACTTATTTGGACATTATGTGGCAAAATTATGTTTATTCTTACCATCTTTGGATAACCTAACAGAAACCGCTGAACATTTCTTGGGACAAAAGGTAGTAGTTGACGAAACCATAATGTATGTCTCAATTTTTGATCAAGAATCAATTAAACAATATTCTATTGGTCACAAAGAACCATCATTAAATATTATTATGCTCAATATTAATGGTAACTGGTTTTATGGTCTTATTTTACCAGAACTCTTGTAAGAAATTTTAAAGTTCATAGAACTTTAAAATTTATTGTATTGAATAACAGAATATTTTTGGTCGTTAATAACCTTCATTTTTTCGATAAGTTCTTGTTCTGAAATTTGGCTTTCTTCAAGGTCAATATTGTTGTTTCTAAATGTAACATTTTTAAGTTTTAAATTCTCTTTAATTCGATTATAAAGAGTTTTAGAATTTGGACTGCATTTAAAGTCGAGAAGAACAACTAAATCGGGAAAATTGTTTTTCTCGGTTTTAAGCTTCTTAGTAGTATAACTGTCTTGAGCTCTGATAGTGTAGTAGGGGTAGTAGTCAGAGTCGTTACGCTTCAACAACACAAATCGTTCACGTTTTGTCTCGTCCTCAGGTTGTGGAGCACGATCTTCGACTGCGATCCCCAATTTACGTTGAATTTTCTTGTTCTGTTTATGTAGTCCTTTGTTACTATCAAGTAGCTCTTCATTCTGATCTTTGACTTCTTCAAGAGAGATACCTAAAGATCGCATATATTGTCGATCTTTTTTTCTATCTTCTTCTTGTTTTGCAATTGTAAGATTAAGTTGAGCCATAGATTCTTCCAAACTTGTTATTTTTATTTGTGATTGTCTATGGTTAAAATAAAGCGTATACTCAACATACATTTTAAGGAGCTTTTCAAGGTCAATATAGTACTGTCTGATGATATGACCATTTTTGGTTTTGAGTTGCATTATAGCCATTTTGAGGTCGTCGGGTTCCATTATAAGAAATTTTGAATTAGTTACATTAGATGGAATTAATTGAAGTAATTCCAACAATTTTTTTGATATCTTGATCTTTTTGAGTCATTTCATCATATTTAATATTATTATTTTTCAACAACAATTTAAAATTTTGTCGTTGTTTCCGATATTCTCCTTCATAACCAAACCATTCTAATACACGCGTACCAATCATGGTACGCGTATTTCCAACCACAACTTGCCAAAAGTAATCAAACATGGTCATATTTAACTTAAATTTGGCCACTTCGATAAATTTCATAATATCAAGTAGTTGGAAGCTCTTATCCAAAGCTTTACGTATCTTAGGGTTACTAGAACCATTTTCAAGATCAATTGTAACTCCTAAAAATGTAGTTTTAACCATATTATTTTGTTCAGACATATCTTTATTTTCACTTGATTTATCGAAATAAAATTCATTTTTTTTATTGTCCGACTGAACCTTTTTAAGCACACTGTATATAGTAGGTCTTGATACCTTATATTTATGTGCTAAATAAGATATTGGAGTGCCATTGTTGTACAATTCAATAATAGTTTGGCGCTCTTCTTCTGTTAACTTGTGTAATAGATAAGTATTTTTATACAGAAATGGAAAATAAAAAAATAAATATCAGAAATCAAAATTTTACACACTTATTTGACCACCTGAATGGGTTAAACCTTAACAAATTTTTTAAATATAACATCCAATTCGGGGTCACATTCGTCTTTAATTTTTTCATTCAAGATATCAATAAAATTTTTCTTAGAACTCAAAGAATCTAAGGTTTTATTAACCGTAATATTTTTGATTTTAAAAGAAATTTTGAAACCTTCTTCTAATAGTTGTTTGTACCTTATATTTTTTTTAAAAGTTTGAAATTCTTCTTGGGAACCTTCAAGCACAAGTTTGTACTTTCGAAATTCTTTATTGGTATATTTTAATGGTTTCATGACATCAACAATAGAAAGATATTTTATGGTCAATTTAGGCATTTTAAGATCAATCTCTTCATAATCTAATTCTAGATGTCCAAACGTTAGTATAGTCACAGTATTTTCCACAGATTGACCAAATGCATGTTGCATTGCAGAACCAGGATAGTAAACATTATCTTGACTCCATTGTTTGTTATGAATATGTCCACTAACAACTAATGGCCATTCTATATTCCACTGATCTCCACACTTACTTTCTATTGGCCCCATTTTACAACCGTAAAATTCCTGATGGGCAAATATAGCTTTAAAATTTTTTATGTTATCCATAGATAATTTTGTTTCAATGGCCTCAATAAACCTTCCAGGTGGAACATATGGCACAAATAAAAAATTTGTTGAGTTGTCGTGGTATTCTACAACTTGATCAACTATGGTTACATTGTTCCAGCATTTGAGAGCATTCATCCAATGATGATCTGTCAAAAATTGTTGATTATTTTTATAGTCATGATTTCCAACAAGAACAAAAGTTTTAATTTTAAGTCTCAAAGCATCAATAAATTCAATTGCCAAATTTAAAGGTTCAACATCCACTCTATCGTGGTTATCTAATACATCACCCGCAATAACGACAAAATCAAGTTGGTTTGCTCCAACCACACTCATGATTCTAGATATAAATAATGGTATATACTCGATATTTTTTATTTTAAAGTGAGGGTCACCTATAAATAAAACTTTAACTTTAGTATGGTTCATATTATTTATTTTATAATTTTTTAGGTCAAAGAAATCATTTTAATAAATAATGTACAAAAAGCAAAGTATTACAAAAGGTACTACAAATATAAGGAGAAAAGAACCATTATTTTTCACTAAAATTGATTTTTTTTAACAATTTACAATTAATAAATAAAGAATGAATCAAGCATCATTTTTTATCGAAAAAAAGGCACTATTTGGTGGTTATCCCAACCACAATCAAATTATAGAGTTACAAGAAGAGGGAGTTACGTGGTTTATTGATTTAACCAATAGTAACGAAAAAAATATAAAGATATACTCTCACCTTGTTAACAATTGGATTAATTATCCAATTAAAGATGGACATATACCTGAAGATAAAAAAAAGTTTATGATATTTTTGTTATTACTTCAAATGGTTATGGAAAGCTTAAAACCAGGTGAAAAAATATATTTACATTGTCGTGGAGGTCATGGTAGATCAAGTCTTGTTATAGCATGTTTTTTAAGTATGGTATTCAATATCCCACCATTGGATAGTCTCAACTTAACCAAGGAGTGCCATGCACTCCGTCCAAATTTAAGACCAAAGTGGTTAGTTGGTTGGCCTCTAAGTTTAAAACAACGTAAATTTGTTGAGTCATTTTTTGGTTCAATATACTTTCATTCAAACTTTCAAGAAGAAAAAATTAAAGAAATTACAACCAAAACAGAATTTTTTAGGTACATGATAATCTTAAACTTATATCTCCATCAACATAATTCTATATTAGAAGTTCTCCTTAATTCGGGTTTAAAAACAATTAAGGGTGAAGGAACCATAAGTGTTATGCTTCAAGAATTACGTTTTTATATTCTTTACGCCAAAGCAAAAAAAATATTTGAATTTGGTTGATCGAATACATCGCTCTGGCCAAGTAGTAGATTGATTGGAGCATTACAATATGGAGCAAATGTGTATAAGTCAACGGCATCTATTTCTCTAGGAGGAGGCGCAAATGTTAAAGCTTTTAGTACAGGTAATGCTGTAATGGGTCCATCTAATTGGCCAAACATCAGTTCAACATTTAGTCTTGATTTTTTCAGCAAATAGGATCGCGAAGCGGATGGGTTAATCTTTTATGTCTAACAGGCATAAAAGATAAAAAATTTAAATTCTTAACACAGCATCTTTAGGGTAAATAACAACCCTTGAATTTTGAATTAATATTTTCTTCAATTTATCCAAGTTATATTTTTGAGTGGTTGTAACAACCTTTGTCCGTCTATCAAACCCAAATCTGTTTTTAATGGTTGGTTTATTATAAAACTTGGATGTTGTTGGTTTGATAGTGGTAGTTGTTGTTTGCGGTCGATATACTCTATATTTAGGATCGAGCGGTGCAAATCTATACTGTGGTCTTATACCGTAAACACTATTTATAGCTAATTTATCGTCATCGTGTAGTTCTGTATGTTCAGATCGATACCAAGCATACATAACAGAATCATTTACTGAAGAATGTCCTAAACCTAATGAATGCCCTATTTCATGGATAGCAACGCTAAATAAGCTGATACCTTCATCACCCCAAATGGACCAATTTTCTTCCAAATCAAAATGTGCATCTCCGCCTCTTCCGGTTCCAGGATAAAACGCATGTGCTAAAACTTGACCTGGTCCATCAAAATTGTAACCATCACCATGGTTACCACTTAAAAATTCAATGGTTATATTGGCCTCATCTTTATTTAAAACTTCTTTCAAAGAAAGTAAGGATGTATTTGACCACTTCGACATAGAAGTTGCAAATATGGTCCTAATAATTTCTTGACTTAGATTACCCTTGATTTGATCGAAATTGGACCAATCAAGGTACCAAGTCACCATTGTTTCATTTTTATTATTTTTTAAAGTGTCCCATCCTCTCACAATAGTAAATCGTTTTTGACGTCGCGCCGAACCAAACAAAACACCACACCTTGGAGACTGAATTAAATTTGTTGTGGTTTCATCCATAAAACCAGTTTCTTCTAGTCCCGCTTCTCTTTGGAGATTCATTATACCTTGTTTGAGAGTTTCCTCTGTTTCTATCATACTGTCTAAAATATTATCGGAAATAGTCGGTGTGATATAACCATATTTTATCAAGTAGTTTAATTGACATTTTTCATCACACCCCTGCTTTGCACTCGAAAGACCAAAAGAAATTGGACGAGCATTGATAAATAATAAGAATTCTGTGACAACACAAACAAATACATATAGTTTCATTTATTAAGTCAAATATCTTATTTAAATTCAGATATTCAATTATGTGAATTTTATATAGTTTAATCATCAAATAAAGGAACAAATAAACCATGAATTTAGAACCAAATATTTGGGGTCCTCAATATTGGGCAACTTTCCATTTTATGTCGTCTACATATGACAACAATCCAAATCAAAGTATACAATCTACCATGAAAACTTTTATACAATCTTTACCTGTTTTTTTACCGTGTAAGGAATGTCAAGACCATGCTTTTGAATTTATCAAATCTGCCAATTTAAATCAAGTGGTACAAAATAGAAAGGAACTCTTTACCTTTTTTTTTAATTTTCATAATTCAGTAAATCAAAGGTTAAAAAAACCTTTAATGAAGATTGAAGATGCTTTAAATAAATATTATGTTCCGGTTGAAGAGCATCATCTCTATTTGCCATCTAAAGGTAGAGTAGGACCTGTATTTGGATCATCTTATCTGAATATGTCGTCAAAAATTCAATGGAATCTTTTATTCTTTGTTATGGTTGTAACAATCATTGTATTTTTAATTAAAAAAAATTGGATAAAATAAAGTTTGGAGAGTATCGATTGCTATATTTTAACCCTTTTATGCCTGAAAGGCATAAAAGGTAAGCCTTGACACCATATCCCTTGGTGTCATTAGTATCAAAAGGGTTAATGGTTAGAAAAACCCATTAAAATGAAATATTTTTAGATCGAAAGAGTTAACAAATAGTCAGGACTACCATACTTAAAACAATGTGAGTCCAATTTACACTCGGGGCATTTAAGTACGAAAGGATATTGTGGAAAGTTTCTACGTAAAGACTGAGCAAGTAATTTGGTATAAGAATAGGGAACGCATATTGGTATACAAAATATATTTTCAAAGCAAGCGCACGGTAAACTTTCATGGTTGTTTTCATCCTCCCAACAACCATTCAAAATTAAAATAAGTTCCTCCTCTTCAAACTCATGTTTTTTGTCATCTATAAATTTTTTAATACCATACTTCACATAAGCTTCTGGTGAGCTTGAAATAAAATCGTCAGGTATTAGGTTAGCTGTGACCAGAGTACTAAGATCAGTACTTATTGGGACAATTCCATTTGGGCAACCTTTGATATAAGGAAGCCCCGTTGGTATGGTACCCATATTGTAAATAGTCTTCATCACTCCATCGTTTAATTGATTTATGTAAAGGGCTTTTTTTCTCCCATTTTTTAATTAAATCCATTATTACTTTCCTTTTATTTTATAGATTATATCTGTCCATAAAATTCATTTTTTTTAAATATTTTACCCAGGGCAAGGGGGTACCACGGTTGCAATGCATATTTCGACTTTAATGGTTTTTATAACCATTAAAGTTGTAAAGTGGATAGCTATATCTGTCCATAAAATTCATTTTTTTTAAATATTTTACCCAGGGCAAGGGGGTAACCCACGGTTGCAATGCATATTTCGATTTTAATGGTTTTTATAACCATTAAAGTTGTAAAGTGGATATTACAATTTTTTTATTGTTTAAGGTTCAAATGAGCATAATTTAAAGAACTAGTATACAATTTTGTATTTGAAAGACCCGTCGTCGATCTCTGTTTTTGAATTTGTCCATCCAGTTAGTTCTTTGATTTGGTACCACAAGTCCTTTTTAGGAGTGTTTGTTTTTGAAGAAAGTCGATTCATAAGATCTTTTCTCTGAAGAACCAACATTTCACTATCTTCTCGTTCTTTGAGAGATAAGAGAATATCTTCGAAGGCTTCTCTTACAGAGTCAGATTCTTCTTCTTCCAGATCTATAGTTTCAGTATGTTCACCTATTTGGACAGTGAAACGTTTATAATCTAGACGTGGTGGTGGTTCATCCTCTTCTTCCAAGCTAGCATCCATTCGATTTCTTATGTAGTTGTTTATATAGTCAACACTAGCATCGTAATTTTGAACTATTAAGGTTAAATCAGAAAATTTTATACCTACCACTAATTCGGCATTATCTTTGTGTTTGAAGTCGGCTAAAAGTTTTTGAATGTGATAGTCAACGTCTTTACTATTGTAGCACTTCATGGCCCAACAATAGTAGTAGGCATCTTCAGCTGGTCTACCTGTATTATATGGACCGATACGACTACTAAGACGGGTGGTTGAACCAGGCTTAAAAATACGTTCTTGAGAGTAAAATTTAGTCGTGGCTATATAGATCCATTCTGTTTTATTTTCTTTAATGGTTATTCTCTTCATAAATTTATTAATTCTAATAGCTTTACGTTCGGCGCGTTCACGTGTCTCGTGATCAAGTTTTGCTTGATTTTCAGCCTTATTTTTAGCTTCTTCTGCTTCTTTAGCTCTAGTCTCAGCTTCTTCGACTTCTTTATCTTTTATGGCTAATTGATTCATAGCTAACGAAAGCTGAGAATCTTGTAACTTACGTGTTCTTTCCGTCTTCTCTATCATATATCTCATCGTGTACTCTCCGTATGCAAACATAGCTTCTTCAAGGTTCAGATAGTAGTCTCTTACAACTTCGGCATTTTCAGTGTTCAATCTCAATACTGCCTTTTTAAAGGCTTTAACATCCATTGATCCATTTTTTACGAGTTATGTTGTTTGCAGGCATCAATTGAGCTTCGCGTTGAACACGAGGATATTCAATGGTTAAAGGATGATCGTAACCTATCTCATCGTATGAAATTTCGTGACTTCGAAGAACCTTAGAAAAATTAAATTGTTTTATAGAGTTGTCTTTACCTTTAAATCCCATCCATTCAAGTAAATTTTGAGTCACAATTATAGGTCGATTTTCAACCTTAGTCAGCCCATCCAATTGGATGGGCTGACTCTTACTCAAAGGATACCACAAATCTTGGAACCATTCTGATGCTATATCAAAGGTCAAATTGTACCCTTTTATGAAACTGAAAATATCCATCAATCCACTACCCGCGCCGTATCGGAGATCAACAATCCACTTTTCTATTTGAGTTATAAATTCTTTTTCATTTTTAAAGTTCTGAGAACCATTAATAAGAGAATAAAGCCCAGCTTCTGATACGTATATTACCTGACCTTCTCTATACGTTATTTCAGATTTTCCTAAAATATGGTTATCTGTAACCATATTTTGAGGGGGGGCTGGGGGGGGGGGGGGGGCGCCCCGGGCG